GTGTGGCAAGACCCTGACGCTCGGCGGATTGTGCGAGTGGCGCGCCGCGCGCGGTGAGTTCGTCGTCCTCGGCGCGAACAAGCTGGCGAACACCGAGATGGTCATCCGGGACCGGGCGGTGCATTACCGGGAGGTTGACGGGCATGAGGCCAGTCTGCGGCCCGACCGGACCAGCATCCGGTTCCCCAGCGGCGGAAAGTGGTTGGGGATGGCCGCTAATTCGTCGTTCTGCCGCGGGTTCAGTGTCGACTTCATCGTCGTGGATGAGGTCCAGGCCGTCGACGTGGCCGCCTACGAGTCGGCCGCACCGTCCCAGATGGCCCGGCCCAACCCCCAGATGCTGCTGGTCGGCACCGCCCCCACCTTGAAGGACGACGGCGAGTTGTACACGCGGATGCGGTCGGCGGCCCTGGCCGGCAGCGACCATATCGGGATCATGGAGTGGTCGGCGGAGGACGGCGCCGACTGGCGGGATGAGGACGTGTGGCGGCGCGCGTCGCCGGTGTGGACACCGGAGCGGCTGCGGCTGATGCGCAACCGCGCCGACACTACCGGTGAGGAGGGGTTCCGGCCCGAGTACCTGTGCCAGTCGATGGCGGTGTCGGCTGAGCCGTGGCTGTCCCCGGCCGTGTTCGACCGGCACCGGGACCGGGCCCTGGAGGTGCCCGGCCGGCCGCTGGTGCTGGCGATCAACGAGTCCCGCGGCGGCACTGGTGGTGTGCTGGCGGTCGGCTGGCGGGAGGGTGAGACCCGCTGCGTGACCGTGGCGGAGTACCCGTCGCTGGAGGAGGCGTGGCAGTACGCGCCGCGCGCTGAGACTGTCCTCGTCGGCGCGACCCTGGGTGTGTCACCAGAGGCCAGGGAGCGGGCCGCCCAGTTGCGGGGCAGGCGGGAGACATCCGACGCCCTCAACGAGCTGCGGCACCTGACCCGGCTGGGCCTGCTGCGGTGGGACGGCGACGCCCTGGGCCAGCAGGTCCGCGGCGTCCAGGTGCTTGAGGACGCCCACAACGTGCTGCGGATCGGTTCGGCGGGCAACACCTCGGCGCTGCGCACCGCCGCCTGGTGCCTGCACTTCATGCGCGACAGTCACGCCCCGCTGCTGGTCGGCTAGCGCGCCTGGGAGACAAACACCCCGCCATGTGGTAGTCACAGAGTGTGACCTTCGGTGAGTTGGCGGTCGCGGCTACCCGCGGCACCCCTGTTACTCGCCCCGCTGTGCCCGTGTACGGGGAGCGCGACCTGGGCACGGTCATGCAGCAGCACATCTCGTGGGTGGAAAGCGGCAACGGTCCCCGAAGCCCGATGTCGCTGCCGGCCCTGTACGCCGTGGTCCGGCTGATCGCGTCCACCATCGACCAGCTGCAGCTGACGACCACCACCGGTGTCCTGCCCAACCGGATCGCCGACCCCCGTGCGTGGGGTTCCACGATGGACCTCGGCGACCACCTGCAGCACGTGGTGACCAGCATGGCGACCCGCGGCGCCGGCTACTCGCTAGCGACCCCGGTGCTGGACTCCGACGGCACGTTGCGGTGGCTGTTGGACCCGCTGCACCCGGACTCGGTCCAGGCGCGCGTGTCGACCAGTGGCGTGGTCCGCATCGACTACCTGTTGGACGGGCAGCCCATCGACCCAGTGCCCGCCACCCAGCCCGGCCGGTCGGCGCTGCTGGACCTGCTGCGGCGGGCCAAGAACGACCCCGGGCGGGTGCAGGTGCCTGCATACATCGTCCCCTGCCCGTACCTGGTGACACCCGAACACCCCGAGGGGTCGACCCCGGTGCGGGAGGCGTGGGAGTCCATCCAGGGATACCTGGACGTGGAGCGGCAGTCATCGAACCTGCTCAAGGGCGGCACGTACAGCGGCGGGATTCTGGAGACAGACCACGACATCACCGCCGAAACAGCCAAGCGTTACCAGACGGCGTGGCAGGAATCGGCCAAATTGGGCCGCGTCAAGGTGCTGGGCGGTGGGCTGCGCTACCGCTCCGAAATCATCAGCCCGAAAGAGGCTTCCTGGCTGGACTCGCGCCTATTCGATATGCAAAGCGTGTGCGCCATGTTCGGTGTCCCACCCGACCTCGTCGGCATGGCACAAGCCGGTAACGGATCGCTCAGCTACCAAAATCGGCAGGACAATCTCCGGTCATTCGCCAGTTCGAGTCTCCAAGCCTTCACATCTCAGATATCCGATGCCTGGAGCGTGCTACTGCCACCGGGGCAGCGGTTCATCTTCGACTACACCGAATGGGAGGCCGCTTCTGATGCGGACGCTGCAAATGCGACCGGGCCAGCTGCAGACCCGGCAGACTGACGACGGCACCGGCGAGATTGAGGGCCTGGCCGTCCCGTGGGGAACCAGGATTGAGTATGCCGGGCTGCAGGAGGAATTCGCACGTGGCGCCATCTCCCCCGACGACGCCATCGGCACGATCCTGCTGGATCACCACAAGCGGGACGCGCCCATCGGTGTCATCACCCACGCGGAGGACACCGAGGAGGGTTTGACGATCACCGCGAAGGTGTCGTCCACCAGCGCCGGCCGGGACCTCCTGCAGCTGGGCCGCGACGGCATCCCGCTGGGCCTGTCCGTCGGGTTCCAGCCCATTGAGACGCGCGAGGCCAGCCACGGCCTCGTGTATGAGAAGGCCATGCTCGCAGAGTTGAGCGTTGTCAGCCTCCCCGCCTACCGAGACGCCCGTATAACAGCAACGAGAGAGGAAGAGGCCCCCATGACCCAGGAGCCGACCACTGACACCCGCGAGGCTCCCGCCGTGGACCTCGCCCCCATCCAGGAGCGCATGGAGCAGCTGGAGTCGCTGCTCGCCCGCCGCCAGCAGGACACCCCCAGCCGCACCCTGTCGGTGCGGGAGGCGTTCGCCATCCAGGTGGCCGACACCATCACCCACAAGCAGGTGCGCGCACTCGGCGACGCCATCTCCAGCGGCAACGCCGGGGTTCTGCCCCCCGACTGGTCGTCGATGGTGCGCGGCTACCTGGACGGGAACCGGTGGCTGGCCAGCCGGTTGGGCACCATGGCGTTCCCCGCCACCGGGCAGACCCTCACCGTCCCGGACATCACCGTGGAGCCGACCGTCGCCAACCGCGGCACCGAACTGACCGAGATTCCCGGTGCGCCCGCGTTCCAGACCGGCTCTGACACGTTCACCGCGCAGTGGCTCAGCGGCGGCCAGCGCATCGCCATCGAACTCCTGGAGACCAGCAGCCCCGAGATTGGTGCGCTGATCGCGTCCCGGCTCCTGCTGGCCTACAGCCAGGCCAGCGACAAGTACCTCGCCCAGACCATCGAAGCAGAGGCCACGCCGACCACGGCGGTTCTCGACTTCACCGACTACGGGACGTTCGTGGCGCAGGTCATCGACGCGGCCGAGACCATCCGCGCCGCGTCCGGCACCCCAGGCGACCGGTTGGCCCTCACCACCGCGTCGTGGAAGTCGCTGCTGGGCCTGGTCGACGCCGACGGGCGGCGGGTCCTGTCCACCACCGGGGCGCAGAACGCCGACGGCGCCGCCCCCATCACGTCCACCGCCGTGGACGTGGGCGGGGTCCTCTGCTTCCATTCGGTGAACAGCCAGGAGGACATGCAGTTCTCGACGGCAACCGCCGCATTCGCGGAGAAGCCGCCCATGACTCTGACCGAGACGAACGTGGATGTGATGGGCCGCTCCATCGGTGTGCTCGGTGCCGTGATCGCGCTGCCGCTGTACCCGGCGGGCATCCTGGTCCACTCCGCCGCGTAGCAACCTGTCCCCCGCAGGAAGTCAGGAGGTCCCCGATGACCACACCATCTCCGGTGCCCGTCGTCGGGGACCTCGTTGACTTCCTCGGCCTGGACACCGGCTATGACCCGGCCGCCGCGCAGCAGGCCCTGGACGCGGCCCTGGACCTGCAGCGGGCCCGCTGCCGGGTCGTCCCCTACTGCGTCGACCTGCGGGAGGCCGCGCTACGCAGGGCCGCCAAAATCTTGGTCGCCAGGTCCGCGCCGCTGGGCACCATCGACAGTGGCGACTTCGGCCAGATGTTCCTGCCCAGGTGGGACACCTTGGTGGAGGAGCTGGAGGCCGACTACCGGTTGGGGCCGTTCGCATGACCGTGCAGACCGAGATGCTGGCGCTGCGCGACGCGCTGGCACCGGACTACGGGGCCAGGATCGCCGACCTCGCCACCCGGCCCGGCGCGGTCACCGCCGTGGTCACCCCGAGCGACTGGGTGTACGAGTCGATCATGTGCACCCCGGTCCCGCTCACCATCACCGCCGACGTCACACTCCTGGCCGCGCACGGCGGCCAACAAGGGGTCATCGACCTGCTCGGGCGGGAACCTGCCGTCGTCGGCATCGTCGTGCAGCAGGGCTGGACCCCGACGGAGTGCCGCGCCGACACCGTCA